CCGCCAGGCGCAAGCCCACCACCATACCTGCATTGCTCATAATCGCGGCATTCAGCAAGGCCACCGCACCCGCAACGGTACGGGCAATGACCAGCCCGCCAATGGCCGTCACGGCCAGATCGGCGTTCTCGATCAGGAAGGACAACGCCTCGGCGGCGGTGACAATCATCGACCCCAGCGTTTCACCCAAGGATCGGGCGGCATCCTGTACGGCAGGATCAGACAAAGTGTCAGCCAGTGTGCGGTAGCCTTGGCTCAAACCGTCGAGGAAGCCGCTTGCTGCAATCGTGCGCTCGATTTCCAGAACGGAATTGTTGAAGCGGTTTAGCTCCGCGCGGGCGTTTTGCGAGGCTTCCGGCACGCCGTCCGAGAAGGTGCGGCGAATTTCAGCGGCAAAGCGCGGCAGGAATTCATCGGCCACGACCTGACCTTGTTCCAGCATCTTGTCCAGTTCGGCAGTGGTGATGCCCATACCGCGTGCGGCAAGCTGAAACGCACCATAGAGGCGTTCGCCCAATTGCCCGCGCAATTCTTCGGTTTGCACCTTACCCTTGGACATGATCTGACCGATGGCACGCAACGCACCATTGGTCTGGTCGACCGACAGCTGCAGCACGGTGGAGGCTTCGGCCACCGCAGTAAAAATATCGCGCGTGCCTTGACCAGCAAGCGTTGTGCCTTTGGCCGCAGCCGCGATTTGCAGATAGGATTGCGAGGTTTCCAGCAGATTAAGGCCAAGACGCTCGGATTCCGCACGCAGGAAAGCCATCTCCGCTGCCGCGCCCTGACTGCTGCCTGTGACGGCAGCCAGCGCCGTATCCAGCCCCTGAAACGCCATCCCCGTTTCATTGACGGAACGAATACCGCCGATAATGCCGGACAGACCAGCGTATGCAGCCACAAGGCTTGCCGCTTGGCGAAACACGGAATTGAGCGCACGCGCCGTGGTGTCGACAGCCTTCAGCCCCGCATTGGCGGGTGCGGTCGAACGGCTGATACGCCCCATAGCCTGTTCGCCCGTGCGACCAACGCGATCAAAGGTTTCTTCAACCTTTTTTCCGTCAACCACCGCAAGGCGGATGCTCATATTTTTCTGTGCTGCACGCATCAGAGGCTAGTCCTTGTTTTTAATTTGGGCTTTGGTCAGACCTGCGCTGACGGCAGGCAGAAGCTCGGCCATCGCCTCGCGGCGATACCCCAGCGCGTCAGACAGGATGAATGCTTCCTGCAGAGGAAATCGGTCACGGATTTGCGGGCTGACCTGAACAGCAACATTCCAGGCCTGCCAGCCCTCTATGCTTTGGCAGGCGTTTTTCTGGTACGGGCAGTCCGCGCATTCTTCGGGGCAGGAGTTGCAGTATTCTGCGCCGTCCCCGAAGTGCCATTCTGCACGGCGCTCAAGTCTTTTTTTTCGGCATCGATCAGCTCCCGCACACCTGTGTATTGCTGGGAAAAGCTGGCGGCGATTGACCAGAAGCCGGTCATCAACTCATCAATTTTTTCAGGCGTAACGGGCGCGGTGGCATCGCCATCAGCTTCCAGAATTCCTTCCCAATCGACAATGGCCGCACGCGCTAGGCCACGCGCCAGATATTCCTCGGCCAGCGCCTCGCGGATTTCAGCATTGTCGACCTGCGGCAGATCATCCACCGATGCGCCGATTTCCTTGCGTTTACGGTATTCCTCGCCAATTTCGGTCAAGCGCTTGTTCATGAATGCCCGCGCGGCGTAGAAAATCGGACTGGTGCAAGGGCGCACTTTCACGCGCACGCCAAGGCCGAGTTCAAGCCAATAAGGCTCGGTTTGAATATTGAGCTTAAGCATTAGTAAGCCTCCACATCGTTGATCAGGGTGATGGTGACCATGTTTCCGAGGACGGCATCTTTTGCGCCCTGAAAATCATAAGTGGCTTCAATGCCGTTCGGCCCGCTAATGGAGCGTTTCGGCTTCGGCAAATACACCTCGTGGCATTCGATGATGAGCTGTCGATCTGCATCGATCTTGTAGGCCAGCTCCAAATCAATCGGCACACCCGACCGAGCCGTGTTCATCAGTGAATTATCGGCATAGCGCACGGCGATATTACCTGTGAGCGCGGCAACGCCAGGGTCAACGCCATCGATCTTGCCGTCATCGCGGATGGTTTCGATGCGTTCCAGATTGTTGTTGTAGGTCACGCTGGCTGAGGTCACGTTGCCCAGCGGATTACCGCCTTGTTTGACCGATCCCTGGAATTGCGAGAAGCGCGTGTATTCCGCCAGATCAGGGCTGACATCACGCGTGGCAACTTGTGGGGTTTCACCCTGGCCGATCAGGTTGATGGTGACCTGTGCTTCGCCACTACGCTGGAAATTGAAGGCCATGGAATTGGCACGCACGCCGGTGAACAGCGGAAAATCAGGAATTTCCGGCATGCCGACCTCAACAGCCAGGCTTGGCAATGTCACGCCACCCGATTTGAATTCATGCGTGTACGGCCCAGTGCCCGTGGTTGTCGGCGCACCGAACACGGCTTTGAGCCAATGCCCGATATTGCGCAAATCAACGGGAATGACGATATCGCCATCCACGTTGATCACATCCTGATAAGGCTGGGTTGGGTCACGGCCAAGGCCGAGGACGTTGGATTCAATCAGTCCCTGTGCCGAGTCCAGATCGCTGGACACGAAGGGTACTAAATGAAAAGCCCCCGAAGCGGGGGCTGTTCCATAGACGGTTTCAAAACCGATGATAAGGCGGGCGTTCCACCCATATGCACGAGACATGGTGTTTCTCCTTTAGTTGAGCGGGTTAGAGGTTGAGTATTCAAGGATGATGGGGACGACCGCCGCTTTGATGGTCGGCGCACCCTCGACGGTTTCGGACAGAAAATCCGGTGTTTCGATATGCAGATAATCGACAAGGCCGCCGAGACTGGTCTGACCGTCCAGCGCCTGCGCCACCGTTTCCAGCAAGGTGTCCAATGCCGTATCGCGCTGTACCGGATCACCGTGTTGCACCAGCGCCTCAATTTCGGCGCGGTGCTGGTAATGGTAACACGTAGGTGATAAGGTTATCTCTGGCTCCCCTGGATCACCGTCACGCAGGATAATCAGACCATCAGCAGGAACCTTCGTTGGCAAAGGCTCATTTCTGAGGATGGAAAGCCCTGTGACATTGTCTTTCAGGCATAAAAAAAGGCCCGCAAGGGCCTGTTCTCGTTTTGATGTCATGTCAGCTTCCTTATTTTGAGCTATGGAACGCTTTTGAATTTTTCAATTATATTGTCCAGACGACTTAAAAGATCGTCATAAGTGATGATGTCCATGATGTTTGCATATTTTCTCCGTATCAACTCAAGGTCAAATACCTGTTCGTGTGTCAGCCCATTGCCACGCCCCAGAATAATCATTGCCTTTGGATTAGTGACTCTGACTTCCATGTCATCAGGTAGATCTTTTGCGTGTTTCCTGGTTATTTCTTCTTCACCGGCAACCCCCCATTTGCTTAAGTGGAAAATGTATTTCTCTACCTGCATAATTGCACCCGCTAATTCCTTTTTTGGGGTGAAATTATCTCGATACGCTCTTCCCGATACCAAACAATCCTTGAACGGTTTCTTGATCTCAATGATGTCTATGTTTCCATTCGCATCTACCAGCGCAATGTCTACAAATCGATCTGTTGTTTTTCCTCTTTTCGAATAAAAATCCTTCAAACGCACATTGCGCAACACAGCGACGTATTTCGGAAAGATAAGCAAGAGAAATTGGAGCATAAGGTCTTGCCACTCATTTTCCGAATATGACCCTTCGCGTTTAAGCTCTTCCCGAATGCGGTCGCGGATATATTCGTATTTCTGAACCTCATACTTATATAGTTCTTTAATACCTGCCTTTTCAGCCGTGTGAGTTAAGGGTTTCTTTCTAAGATAGTTTTTCAACTGCGCCTGCGCGTCTGTCATCGTTCCCAAATAGTCCTTCAGAACCATGGAAATTCTTGATCTGGCGTAGTGCGTAACTTCTGTAGAATTAGGAAAGCGTAACAACAAAGCTTCAAATTCCTCAACAGGAATTGCATTCTCTACATCGCCACCAATATATATTGACTCTGAAACCAGATCATCAATCCGACCAAAGATAGAAATATCCCTGTGCGCAATAAATGTTTTGGGTGTGATATCCATATCTTCAGCAAGATATAGATCATGCTCCAATCCTAAAATTCTGCTTTTAATACGATAGTATCCATCTTTTTTCTTACCCAGAATGAAGACAAGATCGTCATGATATTCATCATCATGATCTGTAGATTTTTTCTTCTCCAAAATATCATTTTCGGTGAATGTAAATGTTTTACGGAGCGTGGCCTTACCACCCTCCTTGAGTTTCTTATGAATCCATGGCAATCCACGATCATCACTACTATAATCCAGTAATAGTTTTTCCTGCTTTTTCTTAATTTTAATCACTGGCGGCCTCTGAAATAATAACCCTAAGAAAGTTGTTGTGCTGTCAAAATATAGCATCAACAAGATGAATTATTCTACCATTACAAGTCAGGCCAATTCTTCAAAATCAACTGCGGCAGGCGGTCGAACCAGCGCCGTGCCTCCGCATCAAAGGTGATGAGCCTTTTCATTTGCACTTGCGGTACGAGCCAGAACATCACCACCGTGGTAATGCCTTGCCCCTTGCTGACTGTACGGTCGCTGGCCTTTCGGAAACCGCGTAGCTGACCAGTTTTCCGGCTGTAGGATGCGCGGGCATTGTCGACTACCAGCAAGGACGGCTTGCCGCTGCGATATACAAAGCGCAGCCTTCCCAAAGAGTGTTCGGGAAAGTTCGATGGATTAATCCGTTTGCCGCCCACGCCACGCTTCGGCGCATTCGGTGTCGGGATCGCCAGCCACCACCCGTCTTTTGAACGAATGACCGCTGCGTTCTCGAAGCCTTCCATGATACGGCTGGCTTTAGTATAGACCATGCCCGCCGCACGGATGGAATTTTGCCCGCGTGGATAGAGATCACCGCGCCAGGTATTGGCCATACGCTGACCGAGGCCTGCGCTTGTAACCTGACGGCGCATGGACAATTTCAAACCATCCGTTGCCTCTCGCACGCCCAGCGTGACGGCACGCTCTGCTGTAGCGAATTCGGCCTTCATGTATTCCTGCAGCTTTCCCTCAAAGGCAGCTTTAAGACGCATAGGCTTCAATCCTCAGCACAAGCCCATGTTGATCACGCACAGGTTCACCCTGCGCTACATAGGTTTTGCCATCAATGATGATTTGATAGACGGCCTTGGTGGGGTCGATTTCCGAAACGCGCAACTCGAACAGGTCGGTTCCCGCATCCACGCGGGAGTCCATCACATCGACAACCCTGTCGGGGAAGCGATGGACGACCACCGCATCGGCCTCGGTGTTGTCCCGAAAGACGAGATGCGCCGCTCGCCCGAATTTGGCGAACAGCACATCTACCGCTTTGGAAGCTGAGGCTTGGAAGCTCATTCTTCCTTACCATCTTGTCTAAAGATTTCCCATGCCTGGTCACGCTGCTGGGCAGTGATATTTGCGCCCAGCAAGGCTTCGATGGCTTCCACGTTCGGCTTACCGTTCTTGCCGTAATCCTTGGTAGGATCAAGGCCGGAAATCGCCTCGACAATATCTTCAATCGTCGGGGCGGGTTTGCCGCTCGCAGGCGTGGTAGCGGTTTTTGCCGGAGTGGATGCAGACGCAGTCTTTTCCTGTCCTGACGTTGCGAAACCGCGTGCGATGAGGCGTTCGGCCTCATCGTCCGCAATATCCAGCACCGCGCCTGGCGCATGGTCTTTGCCGTTAACGTGCAGAGTGATGATCGCTTTGATTTTCATGGTCTTCCTCCTTAGCGTACCGTTGCACAGAACGAAGCGTTCGGGCGGTAAGGCACGATCAGCGGTGCGGATTGCAGCAGCAACCAGCGCACGGCAGGGTCTTCCTCCAACCACGACTTTGAGAAGAAGCGCTGCGCACGGTATCCAGCTTTTTCGTCCTGAATAGCGCCATAGCAACGTGTGCCTTCCAATTGAGTCGGGCTGCCGATCAGCACGGTGTAATCCGGCAGGAGTTTCTGGACAGCATCGTTGTCGTCAACATAGCGGTCGTTATAAACCCAGAAATCCAGATCGCCGATAGTGCCGACATAGCGTGCCAGATCGTTGCCCTGGCCAAAAGCAATCGGCCCCAGCGCCAGATCTGCTGCATCACGCAAGCGGCGAATATCCAGCAGCTTTTCCACCTTGGGATCGGCTTTGAACACGCGCCATGCCAGCGCATCCATGATCACGGTGCGGCCCACCGCGCCGGATTTTTCCTGAATGCGGGCAACCCAATCTTCGAGGTTGTCCAGCGCATTCACGCCCGTTTCACCCCAGCGACTGCTGCCTGCCAGCCCCACCGTCAGGGACGGATCGCGCTGGAAGTCCACGACTACGGTCGGATATTCATCACCGCTGACCGTGATGCGCCCTGTGCGCAGAGCTTCCGATGCCATGACTTCCTCGCGGCGCGTCAGGTTTTCCAGCTGCTTGGACAAGGTGCGGTTGATATTGGCTTCCAGACGTTGCTGCGGGGACAGCGTGCCGCCGATTTTCTCGCCAATCGAACGCTTGAACGGGCGATTGGGGTCAAAGCGGCGTTTGTCCTTGGCATAGGCAGGCTTGAAGCTTTTGGTGGTGAAACCTTCGTCATCCACGACTTTACCGGCCACCAGCGGCGAAACGAACGGTGTCAGCTTCGGCTTGGATTTGTCGATGTCGAAGTGGATTTCTTCGGAATCCTCTGTTTGTTCCTGACCGAAGAATACATCGAGCAGGAAGGAGCTGGGACGCTCCAACTTTTCCACGACCTTGGTCAGGACGTGGGTATTGAAAATGTCGATAGACATGGGCTTTCTCCTTTTTGAAAGATCGGTTTATTTCTGGTTGCGGCGCAGATAGACGTTCTTTGCCCGCAGCGCGATGCGCACGCTGTCGAGCGTGTGACCTGCGCCCAGGACGAGAGCGTTTTCGTTGAATTCACCGCTAAAATAGACGACGGCTTGAACATCATTGTCGGCGGCGTTGGCGCGTTCAGCCAAAATGGCATCCGGCGTCTGAGAACCGTCGGCGCTGGCCGAAGCACTCAATTTGAATTTGCCGTTGACGGTGATGCGGCCAAGCACTGCACCCTTTGCCAGATCAGCGCCTGCGGCAATCGTCACCACACGCTCAACGCGTGGGTATTCGCCTGCCAACAGATTGTCAGGGGTGTATTCCCCCTGATCCTTAAAACCTTCAGCTTTTGTCATGGTTTTCTCCTTGTGTTGCGGGGGTTAAACGGCGGCGGCGATACGGCTGGCAACCGCATCGACATCATTGACGGCATCGTCGCTGGCGGGCGTGATGGCGGGATTGGGCATGGAAGACATGACCTTTTCAAAAGAGGTCGTTACCTTCGGTTCTTCGACAGGAGCGCAGGCCAAAAGCTGTCGAGCTTCCATGGCGTGAATGTCGGTATTCAGCGCCATTTCTTTTGCGAGCTTTTCACGGCCTTTGGCTTCCTCGCTGCCGAGGATGTCGCCCAGCCGCTTTTTTTCAGCGGATGCGCCCTCGCGCGTCAGCTGTGCGGCCAAATCAGGGTGGTCTTTTTTCAAGGTTTCGAGAGTCAATGTTTCTTGTGGCATCGGCTTTTTCTCCTGTGTTGATGGGGGTTGGTTTTGGGCATTAAAAAAGCCCTCTGTACGAGGGCTTTTCTGCGGGGAAGAAAGTTCGGCTATCAGTCCTTCAAGGCTGCCGACCCTGTCGGCAAGACCGGCGCTGACAGCCTTTGCGCCGATCATCACATCGCCACCGCCATAATGGTTCTGCACATTTTCGGCGGACACATTGCGGTTGCGAGCAATGGTTTCGATAAAGACATCCGCCATACTGTCGATGCGGATTTGCAAACGGCTGCGGCCATCATCCGTGGTGGGATCAAGGCGCTTGTGCGGTCTTTGCGAGAAAACGCTCTCCACGGCTTCCGCCGATTTTCCTGATTTCCCCTGATACATGCCGACCACGCCGATTGATCCCAGCGCCGAGGTTTCAGACACCACGATCTCGTCAGCGGCAGAGGCAATCCAGTATGCACCGGATGCCGCATCGCCAGACGCATATGCCACGACAGGTTTCTTGCCTCGCGCGGCAAAGACCATGTTGGACAATTCCGACACGCCATTCACTTCCCCGCCTGGGGAGTCGATATCAAGGATGATGCCCTTGATTTGCGGGTTTTCCAGCGCTGCCGTGAAATCACGGGCGATCAACTCGTAACTGGATGCGCCGCTGATCATCGTGAATAGGTTGGCATACCGGAAAAGCGGCCCTGTGACTGGAATGATTGCCACACCGTCGCGTTCTGTCACGCTGTAGGTGTTTTGCAGATTGCGGCCAAGTTTGGCGGCCACCGCCTGCGGGCTTTCGTTTTCCCGCGCGGCGATTTCCAAAATCGTATGCAGCGCCGTTTCCGTGATCGCCCACGGCTCACCGGCGATGCGGTTCCAAATCCTCATTTTCTTCCTCCTGATTATTGTCGGTAGTGGTCAAAATGCTGTTTACATCATTGATCGAAAGCCCCAGCTCCATGATCTTGGCTTTCTCACGAGCGAGCTGTTCAAGAACTTCTTCCCAATCCAGTCCTTGCGCAGCGCATTCATCCTCCAGCGTGGACAAGCCAATCTGCATACGGAGCTGCGCAGCTTTGGCTTCTTTGACAGGATCAACCCAGCCACGGCCAGGGCCGATCCATTTGCAACGTGTCCATGCCGCACGGCGTTCATAAAAATCAGGGGCATCCACGATGCCCCGATTAATGGCTTCTTCCAGCCACAGCTCATAAACGGGTTTTGCCCAATAGGAAGCCATCCATTGGCGGCGGGCATTGAAATACCGCCATGCCTCCAGCAATGCTGCTCGTGCGCTGGAATAATTTGTCTTGCTGAAATCCTTCATCAGCAATTCGAACGGAATATTCAGACCAGCACCGATGTGGCGCAGGACGTTCTCGACAAACTGACCGTAACCACTGTTAGGGCGGCTGGGCGTGAACGGCGCAACCTTGTCGCCTGGGAACACGGGAATGATGGAGCCACCCTGCAGGCGAATATCCCATTCATTCCGCGCGGCCAGATAATCGTCCACCGATCCACCGAACATTTCGCCGATGGCCTCACCATCCAGCGGGGTTTCGATAAAGGCGGCAATCATGGCGTTGACCACGGCTGCCTGTAGTTCCGAACGCTCGTAATGGTCGAGCATTTTGAACATTGGCATGATGGAAGTCAGCAGCGGCTTTCCACGATGCTGGCCCGTGCGCTCCTTGTCATGAATATGCAGGACACGTTGACGGCCAAACGCCGTCCGCGCGGGAATGCGCTCCCAATCCTGCGCATCAAGCCCAAATCCCATATAGACATCGCCAGGGTGGTTTTTGCGGAGATGATACGCCACCGCCGCTCCGTACATATCAATCTCAATACCGGAGCGCATGGTTTTACTATCCTGCCGCCCTGCAGGGTTGGAAAGCCGGTCGGCCTCCACCAATTGCATGGTCGTAGCATAGCGCGTGCCACGTTCTTCCAACCACAATGGCAAAGCTATGGCTTCACCGTTCACGATACTGGAACGGAACACCAGAGCTGTCATGCCTGCGAATGTCAGCGCATTGGCCGCATCGCATTCCGTACTTTCTGCCCAGGAACGCCATTCAGTTTCAACTTGTCGCGCCCAATCATCTGCCCATTCCTTGGTTTTTCCCAAAGCGCGGTAATCAGGAATGGCTGCCAGACGCAGACCTGTGCCGATGACGTTGTCGACCAGCGTTTGAATTGCGCCAGATGCCACGCCGTGGTTGCGGGTCAGGTCGCGCGACCGTGACACCAGCGTCGGCAATTCAGATAGCAAATCGCTATCAGCCGATCCCAGCAAAGGCATCCAGCTTGCCAGCTCACGCGTGCGCAAGGATGCTGCACGATGCGCGGTATCGCTCACGCGCATACGGTGCGCAGCCTTGATGGGCTGGCCAGAGGAGTCCATTAATTGCACCATGATTTTGCCTTAGAAACTTGTTCGAATGATTCCGCGTCTGGCCGTGCCATTACGCCTTGAAATTTCCACCTGAAGCTCGTGGATATATTTTTCCAGCGCCTCGACATTTCCTGCCGTATAAGTCGTGCTGCCATAGCCATGAAGGCTGACAGAGACTTCTTGTGTGCCAGTCAGGAGGCGATGTCGTGCCTCTTTAGCTTGCACTAATCGGGTTTCAAGTTCTAAAATACTGTCATTCATAGGAATCTCCGACATGAGCCATGGTTTAGATTTGAAAGATTTATCGATTAAGGCCTTGCTTGACCTGCAAGCCGACACTCTGTCTGAACTGAGGCAGCGCGGAGTAATTCGCACCTCAAATAAACCAACTGGTGATCTTGCAGAATTTTTGTTCTGCAAGGCTTTCAATTGGTGCATGTCAAACAACTCGCAAAACGGATTTGATGCGAAATGCACAGATGGCATTCGTTATCAGATCAAAGCTCGCCAGATTATCAACAAAAGCAGAAGTGAGCGGCAGTTAAGTGCAATCCGTCGCATTGAAGATGCAAATTTTGATTACATAGCTGCCGTTCTATTTAATAGCGATTACTCAATACACAGGGCTGCTATCATTCCTTATCAGGTTATTGTGGATCGAAACCCTTATTATTCTGCGCATGACAATAAGCATATTTTTTACCTTACCGATGATGTGTGGGATATTGACGGTGTTCAAGACGTTACAAGCCGTCTTATTGAAGCACTGAATATCCTATAAATAAGGGTCGCTTGCCCGCACGGCTTTACGCTGTGGGACGGTGACCCGTTTCTTGGGTTGCGGTTTAGGCGCTTCGGCTCTTACTTCTTCCGTCACGGGGATTTCCACCCCGCGTGTCGGAATCACGGCTTCCACACCCAGCGTTTCTTCAAGGCTGCGCCATTTGAATTCGCTCATTCGGTCGATGCCGTAGATGGTGGCAGCGGCACGGGCGTACACACGACAGTCCAGGGCTTCGTTATTGCGGCTGGGGTCTTTCTCCCAAGTCGCATGCGGAAAACCCTTCACAACGCGAATGACGCGGCGTTCTGCCGTCAGCTGCTTGAAGTATTCCTCCCCATATTGCGGGAAGTGGCAGCTGCCAGGCGGGAACACCGCGCCGTCCGCAATTTCGCGGTCGGTCGGCCATTCCAGCTTCAGCCAGCGGTAAAGCTCCATCTTGGCCACAGGGCCAGAGACGTTCCAAACCCGCAAACCGCGCCGTTTCCCGCCCGTGTCCGCCTTGGACACGCTCAGGATTAGCGCTGTTTCCGTATCGCGGCCTTTGACGGCCACAACCGTGCGCGGCTGGCTGGCGCGTGCGCCGTTACCGCCCCAGACAGCCTGGGGATGATTGCGCACGAAGCCGTAAACATCCTGCGTGGCGTAACCGCTGTCCACCGCCATCACCCGCACAGGCATGGTATGACCCGTAGCGTGCGGCCAGTCGCGCTGCAGGACTTCTTCGTCCAGCCGTTTCCAGATCTCCGGTCGCGCGGTGTCGCCATCAAGGATGATGTAATCCACCGACCAGTTTTCCTTGTTGCGACCCCAGGCAACGATCTCGCATTCGATGCGGTCTTTCTGGACATCGACACCCGCCGTCAGGAACAGGCCGCCCATCGGGACGACACCCTGCACATAGGTTTGTCGGCGCTCATAAAGCCGTTGCCATTCCGGTGCATCGGAGGATTCCTCGTAAGGTTCTCCAAGCACCGTGTTCACGAAACCCTTCATTAAATCAGGGTTGCGCTTGGCATCTTCGAACATGGCGGCGGCATCGCCCCACGAAAACCAGCCAATCGGGCTGTAGAGGGACGACAGGTGATATCCAATCGTTCCATCCGTGGTTTCTGCCGTTGTCCGCCATTCACCCTTCGCCAGCATTGCTGTCTTGTGGTGTTCGGCGATCAGGCAGCCGCAGCTCTCGCAAACATATTCGGCCTTTTGCGGCTCATTTTCCGGCCAGCGCAGTTGCGTGAACCGCAGCGGTTGGAAATGGTCGCATTCATGGCATGGCACATGGAAGAACCGCTGGTCGCTTTTCTCGAATTCACGTTGAATGCGGGAAAGCCCCTTAACGGTAGGTGTGCTGACCATGAATATCTTTCTGCGGCGCTTAAACGTGGCCGACCGACGCTCTGCCAGCAGGATCGGATCACCTTCGCCATCAACGTCCCCTGGGTACGCATCAATTTCGTCCATAAACAGGTATCGGGCCGGCATCGAGCGCAGACCCACAGCGGAGTTCGCGCCTGTCATGATGAGCAGGCCGCCCAAGAAATCCTTGCTGAGAATGGTATTGCCGCTATCGCGCTCCCGCGCGGGGCGGACTTTCTCACGCAATTCCGGCACATCATTCAGCAGAGGATCGATGCGCTGTTTGGAGTGACGCTTGGCCAGCTCCACCGTTGGCGCAACGGCCATCATCGGCCCTGGCGCTGCATGGATGACGTAACCGATCCAGTTATTGCCGCATTCCGTCCCGCCGACTTGCGATCCCTTCATGAACACGATGCGCTGCACCGGAGATGACGGTGCAAGATGATCCATGATTTCACGCAAGTATGGCGTGCGGGCGGTGCGCCAGCGTCCTGGCTCGGCAGCCGATTTCGGGGAAAGGAGACGATATTTGTCAGACCATTCCGACACCAGAAGGTACGGATCGGGCTTGACGGCCTGCTGCCAGATATTTTCGATTTCTAGACTGTCATATCCTCCTTCATTCGAGATCGAGTTTGGCATCCCCAAGTTCATCCAGATGCTCCCGCACATAGCGTTCCAGGGTCATGTGCAAGACATGCTCGTCCACCTGCAGCTCGGCGGCCATTTGCGCGGACACGCGTGCTGGCCAGTTGCCCCATGCGTCCCTGAATTGCCGCCCCAGGCGGAACACCTGCGCTTTCACCATGTCCTTGTTGATTAATTGTCCCTTTTTCTCCTGCAGGCGTTGTCGCGCGAGATGCGCCTTAGCGATTTCATGCGCGGTGCGTGCCTGTGTGAAGCTGTTCATGCCGTGTGCAGCACGGCCATTCTCGGCTAGCGTCTGCTTGACGGAATTCATGGCCTCTTCAGGGTCGATATCCTTGAATCCTGCCGGATCATGCCGTTTGGTGTGGTCGGTGTTGGCTTCCCAGGCAGCATCAGCCTTGGCAACGTCGATCTTTCCATTGCTGTCAGGCGTGATGCGACCTGCTTTTATTGCTTTGCGCACAGCGTTTTCAGCCACACCCCGATGGCGGGCGTAAGCACGGACGGAAACCCCCATAAATCCTCACTTTTCTTGATCTATTCAACTTTACTTCGTGCCGAATTGAAGCGTTCATGACGATGCAACGCCAACAAAAGGAGCATCATCATGGCCACCGCAAAAAAGAAAACCGCACCAAAGAAACAGGCAACGAAGAAGCCTGCGCCAAAGCCGCGCAGCATGCCTGCCAAGGTCGTAAAACCTAAACCAGAGGCCACGCAGGCCGTCACCGAACCCAAGAACAGCAAGAAAGACAAAATCTTTGCCTTGATGCAGCGCCCCGAAGGCGCAACCATCGAAGAGATGGTCAAAATCAGCGACTGGCAGAGCCACACAGTGCGCGGCTTCCTCTCCATGCAGAAAAAGGCAGGAAAGAACGTCACCAGCGAACGCATCAATGACGAGCGCCGCTACCGCATCGGGGAAGCCCCCGCCAAGACCGAAGAAGCCTCAGCGTAAACGCTCTTTCTCCAACTCCTCGAAACCCTGGCCAGTCGTGGCCAGGGTTGCTTTCTTGCCCGTGAATTCCTGCCATCGCTTGACGATGACATCGGCGTATTTCGGTTCAAGCTCGATCAAACGGGCGCGGCGTCCTGTTTTCTCACAAGCGATCATGGTGCTGCCCGAACCACCGAACGCGTCCAACACGATATCCTTGGTCTTG